TGAAATTGCACAGTCATGCTCAATAATACAGCCACGGGCATCTTTCCAGCCGGGTGCAAAATAAGCCACGTCTGCATCTGCCAGAAGTTCCAAAGATTTTCCCAAGAACCACAATGGTTTTGCACCTGCCGGTGCTTTTTCAAAGAAAGAATCAATCACTTCCACCGGTTCTCCCACCAGTTCAGATGCCTTTTCAATTGCTTTGGCGCGTTCTTTCTTGATTTCCTCGTCTGTCTTGCCGCGCATCGGCTGGCTGATAAATAATTTTTTCATGTTCTTTTACCTCTTCCTTTCTTAAAAATGGGTATAAAAATACCGCCACCATAGTGACGGCAATTCTACATGCCAGGAGTGATGTCTTTCACACCTTTTGCTGCTTTGTAAATCTTTTGCATGATAGAATTTTCTTGAAGATACTCCAAACCCTTAAGAGTAATCTCGATATCATCACAATCCACCATAGTAGTTCCATCTACATATTTTGTAATCTGGATTCCTTTGATATATCCAACATCATACATCATTTCTATGTATCTATTCCAACGATTCTGAGAGACACCAAGCTTCTCTGCATTAAACATATCTACATTTGCCGCTTCCAGATCCATAGACGCTTCAAGTGCTTTTAGGATTTTGTATACTGCTTTGAAATTATCCATATATGTCTCCTTTACGCTTTATCCGTTGGCATTAACACCAAGCAACTATATCTTCTTTAGGAAAAACATTTTTCTGAAAGTATTCTTCAAGTCGTTGCAACGCATGTGCTGCATAACTTGAAGAATATCCAGAAGCCATTACTTCAATATCGCGCTGTTTAGTTGTTTTTCTCAAAATAACAACCCCATATTCCTTCGAATCTTCCGGATAATATTTATATTTAATAATTGCCTCTGTAACTTCAATTAACTCAAGCCTCAGCATTTAACTTACTCCTTTATAGATTATGTTTTTTCTTATATTTCATTAAAGCTTTTTGATAATTATATTTCTTTGGTATTTAATCATAAATTACAGTAGGACGCGGCACCTCTTCTGGCACCACAGTTCCATATTTATCTATCGTATAATCAAAATTATCTTCTACGCATTTCAATAACAAGTCTGCGTACTCTTCTTGATCAAAATCCATATTTGGTGGAAAAGCAGGACTATAATCAAAATGTTCTACAAACTGCATTCTTGCCTGTTTTAATTTTTTTATCATTTTGCCGCCTCCTTCAATTTTCCTTCAAAATATTCTAATGCTTGCGGAAAATATTTTTTCATCTCTTTATATCGAATTTTATCAAATTGTGCTTCATACATATGTGCAAAAGCTTCTGCCGTGATATTCTCTTGTCTCTTCCAATAATCAGAATCATGTCCTGCACATCCTTTAATATTTCCTTGTGTCAACCCATCCAACAAATCTGCTACAGAAGAATTCTTTCGCATATCATTCAATTCCTTGCTAATCGCACCGTCTACCTTATCATATGTTTTTAAATTATGTTTCTTTCCATAAGCAATCCTATATTGAAACACATCTTGTTCCAATAACTCATTAAACCGCTTATCGTTAGATACACATTTCAGCGCATCATCAATTAAATGACCGTGTTCATGAAAATATGTAGCTCCAGTACCACGTGGATTATTAAGATCATATCCATAGTGCATCGATATTTTCTTTGTTTTTGTATTAAAATGTGCTATACCCTCAAACGATCCATTTTCAACACACTGACCGCTGGCGTATTTTGTAAATATCCTTTTCGCATCATCCGTTCCATGCGCGAATCTGTTTTTCAGACATGTATAATATTCTCCTTTTATTTCAGAGTCATTCTGTAATTTTTGTTTGAAGATTCCTAAATCTGATTCTATTATATCAGAGTGCTTATCTTTTTCAACAGATTTATTCGCATTGAAACCGTGTTTTTTCAAATCCGATGTACCTGCAATCACCCGCAGCCGGTTATCTTTTGCCCGGATTCCCATCGCATTGCTGAAATTGTGATATTCCTTAATCTGCTTACGCTTCTGTGCTTCCAGAAGTGAAGTATCTCCACCAATTGCCTTCTGTGCCTCAATCTCCCGTTTGGTTGCCCGGATATCCCGCTCCATCTTGCGCTGCTTCTGAGTTGCCTGATAATAATTATACGTTTTACCACGATACTCCTGCGGTTCTGGTTCAGGCTTCCACGTGTTTGGCTCACTAATTCCCTCAAAGAACGGATAGAAATCATGTCGGCAGTTGATTCCCTTTAATCCATCCACTGCTCCATAATGGCAGACGGAAAAATTCGGGTATTTTTTATTCTTTCCGCTACGGCTGTAAATCTTTCCCTGCCATTCAGCATGTTCCGGACGTGCGCCCCAGTGTGCACTGACTTCCACTAGATCGGTATCCGTCTTTTCAATGTAATGCATGGAAATCTGTCCGGCAAGCTGACTGTTTGCGGTCCGTATTGCCATTCGTGCAGCCGTATCTAACTGATATGTCCTGCCAGAAGCATAATCAACACTTCGAAGTCCGCTCTGTGCCAATTCTTTCACACAATCATTCACACACTGATCATAAGAAAATGTACCCGTTGCCATTTTCATCATCGCTTTATCCAGATACTGTCTGTAGGCATTTTTTAAAGCAGTTGTACCATGTACACCTTTAAATCCTGTTGACCTGGTCAGATTTTTTAATGTACCAGCAGTGGCCTTGCTCATTTCTTCCACCATTCTGGTAAAAGCACTGTCTTTTGTCAGCTTCATTCCGGCCTGTTCCCATGCAGCCATATCATAGTTAAATGACATATCCCCGGCATTGGCAATAATATCATTACCAGCTTTCTTTGCTTTCTCTTCCATTTCCCGGATTTCTTCCCGGACAAATTCTTTCCATTCCTTGGTATTCTTTGCCACCTCATCCTGAAAAGCTTTGTCTGCCCGGATAAGCTTCATCACCTCGGCTCTGATCTGATCCGGACTCTTGCCGGTCTCTTTCATTGCCTGCGCCATCAGTTCCGCAGTCTCTGTAAATCGCTTCGTTTTCTTTACCCGTCTGGCAATGTCAGCGATCACATCCTGTTCCAGTGCCTGGTACAGTGCAGCGATCTGATCTCCCAGCATCTCAAGCTGGTTTTCTGTGAGCATCAGTCTTCAACCTCCGGCTCATCTTCGTCAATCTGAGCATCATAAATCTTCATTGCTTCTTCTCGGCTGATGTTCAAACGTTCTTCAATGTAACGGATTGTAAATTCCGGAATATCTGAAAAGGCTTGTGCATCAGCTCTCATGCTTTCCATGCGTGTGTTTTTATCTTCGATGTATGAATCATCAAAATCAATACAGATATCTGCTGCCAGGTCAAATGACGTATTCTGAAAGGTATTAGAAAACCACAAAATAGCACGTACAATACCTTTAATGTACTGACGTGCTTCTTCTCTCTGTTTATTTAGTTCCTGCATGCAATCCTGACGTTCACCAATATACTGGGTTGCTGTCTGAATCTGATTCTGTTCAAAGATATATTTTTTACTTCCGAAGCCAAATGTCATTGAAAATAAAGACAAACATAATTCAAATGCTTTTTGAATTTCATCCACCCTGATTTTCGGATTGTACTCCTGAATATATCCATTTCCATCTATTGGTTTTCTGCCAAGCAATACAAACAACCGTTTCCATTCCTTTGAGCGCGGCTTTGGCTTACCAGTCTTTTTATCAATTTCAACAATAGCTTCATTTGTGAGTACGAACTTTTCACCTTTTTCCAGATCACCATTTAAAATCATGTGGCACAAATCAATCTGTTTCAACACAGGGATAGCTCCATATACTTTCGGATACCCAAATCCCTCCATATAGCGGATATTATTAACCTCTGCTACCTGCATCACAGCAAATGGTTTCACATCTCCAAGCACAATCCAGTAAGCTGCAATCTCTTTCCCGGATTTATCAAACACGAATGTATCTGCCCGGTAATGATCATCCTTCTGCGTAAACATAACAAGTGTGGTCTGCTTTCCCTCTTTTTCAAATTTTGTTGAGGAAAAAGCAGCTTCCACTACCTCATCATTTACGATTTTTAACGGAATATAGTCTTCCGCATAGCAATACGTCAGTCTGATTTCCCCGCCTATTGCCTTTCCGTTGCTCAGATAAACAGCATTGTCTAACCGTACATAGGCTGCTACTGTTCCTGCTGCCGACATTCGCTCCAGCTGTTTGCGATACATCGTGTCAAAACGGTTATTTTCTAATACCGTATGCACAAACTCATTCTGTGTATCATCACCAACATTAATGTCAATCACTTCGCACAGATTTGCATCATCCGCACACCCACGCTTTGCAAAGTTCATACGGTCAATTTCATAAAGTCCACCTGTAACAGATGTCCTCTTATGGAAATTATCAATCAATTCATTCCGATACCAGCGATTGGCTTCTTCTATATATTCATATGGCTTAGTATGTACCTGATATCCAAGCCGCTCTAATTTTGTCTTTACACAGGATGCCATTGATTCCATTATTCGTCATCGTCCTCCATCTCTTCCTCTTCGTTATCATCATACAAGCCATTGTTTCTTCGAGATTCCATAATATTTCGGTTATTTCCATAGATCAGAGCCATCACACAATCCTCTCCCAGTTTTGGATATTCACTGGAAAAGCTTCCGTCCTTTAATTGTTCATGCTCCAAAGTAGATAATTCATTAGCCAAATGCGGACATCGCTCCGGATCCACTACGATTTTTTTTGCCATCTGCAACCATTCCCAACAATAATCCCTGCCATGGCCACTGCCCCAACGTTTCACTGCTCCGGATGCCTGGAATCCCCAGTCCTGCATTTCTGCGATAGAATCCGGACGGGCAGAATCACAGATAATTTCCACATTCATATATTTTTTTATCTTTCTTGCAAATGTCGCATTTTTACACCGTTTAGAATATACTTCTTCCACGCAATATAAAACATCTTGGTCCTGATCATAATAGGATTTAATAAATACCTGCGGATGCTCATAACCAAAATCCAGTCCATAGTCAAAATACGGCATATTATTCAGTTCTTCATCAGAGATGACGCGTTCTTCCACATTGTCAAAAATGCCACCTCCTGTCCCGGTAACTTTTCCCATGTAGTTGTTCGCATAATACCGTGGTTTGTGAACCTTAAACCATTCAGCACGTTCAAAGAAACGTTTTCCAAGCCATTTTACTGGTACATTAAAGTAATAACTATGAAATACTCGCGTTTCTGTTTTTTCCCGGCATTCCTCCACATACACATTCATAAAATTATTCTTACTCTTAGGTGGATTGAATACCTTAATATCCAGTGCCGGTGTATCCGATCGCAGGAAAGTATCTTCAATGTTATCCATTTGCTCAATTCCTGCCATCTCATCACATTCTTCATGGATCAACAGTTTTACATAACCAAATGACAAATTATATGATTTCAAACTGATGGGTTTGTCTGCTCCGACAAAAATTACGCACTGGCCGGTCTTCTTATATTTTGCTATCATCGGACTGGTTGTAAATTCCCAGTCTTCCAGATGACCATGCCGGATTACCGTTTTCATAAACTGATTATATACAGAACCGCGAAGATCGACTTTGTAACGTCTGGTATAAACCACATGTGCTTCCGGATCCTGGTAAATTGTTTCTTCTGCAACCGCTGCCCAGAAGTTTGATTTAATTGAACCACGACCGCCCTTGCTCACAATCTCGCGTATATTTTCTTCTCCCGAAAACGCAGCATGTACAGCACGATAAGGTTCTACAAAATCAGATGTAATATCTGTAATTGGAATATTCCACGGAAGTTGATTATCTTCCTGTTCTTCTTCCGGATTTAACTGACCAGCATATTTTGCAATCGCTTCATAGGCTTTTACATTTCCCTGCGCGGCCTGCAAAATCATAGATGCATTGATTACGGATTCGTAGGTGCTGTCCAAACCTAATGCCTGTAATTGTTCCGTCCATTCCGTTTCAACTTGTGCTGTCAGAAGCAGATTCAATGCCTTTTTAAAGTTTGCCTTCTGGTTTCTTGCTTCTCCAGATGCTTTTCCTGCTTTTTTTGCATTTTCACTGCGTTCTTCTCGTGTTCGTCTCGCGTTCAATCGGCATCAGATTACTACTGTTTGCCATCACCTCACCTTCCCATCTCTATTTATGTTTCACTCACTCTGATCAATATTTTCTGAATTACTGTTTCATCAGCAATTTTTAAAAAATATACCACCTTATATATTCCAGTATGCGCCGGGCATATCGTAATTCCAAGTGTATGATCATCGACTTCACACCGACCTTCTGCCTCCCGCATATCCATATCGCAGTTCCAGACTTCATATCTTGCCTCTATGATCTGAAACGGAAGCTCATCATCCGAAGTCACTGTCACATACAATTTTCGTTTTTCACCTTTATACATTCGCAGCGTCTTCTGCAAAATAAGCCACTCTCCCTTCCAGTCTCTCCTGCTCCACGGAGTAGTCCAACCATTCCTGTTTAATCCAATAATCCTGCATCTGCGCATGGATAGAATATCTACTGTCCTGTATGCCAGCAACAACGCAATATTCTTTTCTATACACTTTACTTGCATAATCCAGCATTTTGATCTCATACCGGAGATTTTCTAAATCAACCACGTACAGGATCGTTGCTACATAAGCCTGATTTCCTGCATCATCCAACGCATAAAGAGCGACGATATACTCGCCGCTCTCTAAAAATGGGACTGTCACCTTCCAGATATTTCCATCTGTTCGGTCGAAGATGATCTTACTGCTGCCAAGCAAGCCCCATACCTGCGTGGTCATTAGTCTGTTACCTCTACAGAAATAACGAATGTCTTACCACAATCAACCGGGTTCGGTGTGATAGTTGCAGATTTGATAACCGGAGGTGCAGTATCCAGTTTCACTGTTCTGGTTACGGTTGTTGTCTTTCCTGCTTTGTCTTTTGCGACAATGGTGATGGTATTGCTGCCCTCTTTCAACGTTACATCGTTGCTGAAGGTTCCACTAGGAGTAACGGGTATGGGGGCTCCATTTACAGTAACTGTA